TTCCCCCCACAACATGGGGCCAGCGTCCTGGGTGTGGGTGAGATTGGGTTGAGCGATGCCCATCCTTGTCTTGAACTGGGCTGCGATGTGTTGGAGCGGGTAGATTGGCCTGCCACTCCAGTCCTCGGACAGCGGAGTGACCTTGTCAGTCCACTGGAGGAAGAGTGGGCAAGAGACCACTACTGAGTGCCACTCCCCTTCGGTATCCCCCGTGACCATAGCTCCAGCAGGGGTGATGGCTCCGATGGTGATGTTCCGGCCTACCTCGTGAATCAGCGTCTCTCGGATGAAGAGCTTGCGCAGGTTCCAGATGGTCCTGGCCGAGATCCAGGCGATGAACCGGGCCTCGCTTGGCACCTTCGACAAGCAGTTCAAGGAGACCGTCCCAGGCAACAGATCGGTGTGCGTCTCCTGGGCATTGGCAGTCTTGACGAACTGGAGATCGTCCAGCGAGGACCCATTGAACCGGATGGGCCCAAGGATCACAGAGATGACCGGCTTGCGCTCGACCGTGTCGACCTTCACGGGGTTCTCTTCCGTGATGACGATCTCCGTCTCCTCGAGGTAGGGCTGCCAGTGGAAGTAGCCGGGCTGGCACCTCTCGAAGATGGTCTGGAGAAAGGCAAGGAAGCACTTGACCACGTAGTTGAGCGGATCGGTCGCCCAATCCGACTCAAGCGGTCCCGCAGTCCATCCCTTGCTACTTGGGTCGCTTGCCTTCATCGCCCCGCTCTGTGTAGTCCTGGATCTTCTTCTGCTTCATCTTGTTGAGCGCGTACAGCAGCCCAGCGCCGCCTCCCGCCACCGCCGGGGCCCACTTCAGGACTCCGGGGGGCAACTTCTTGATCTTCTCCATGCCCTCGTGGCTCTGGAGGTACTTTCGGACCAAGGCCCCGGTCCCATACCCCAGCCCAGCTCCCAGGCCCACCGTCCCCACCACCTTCAGATGTCGCTTGAGCGTCTCTCGGTCGATGTTCTTGCGCTGATCTTCCGAGATCTTCTCAAGCTCATCGAAAAATGCCGGGTAGCTGATCATCGCCGATACCCATAGACCCCAAAGACATTCTTGATGTTCTCGAGCTCGAAGCTCTCCAGGTTCTGTGGGTTCGTGAAGTTACGACCCGGGCTCGGTTCAAAGTCTCTCAGGTTCTCTATCCTGATGGGAAGCTTGAATTCGATGTCCCCCTTGGCTATCTCGTGGATCCGCAGCTCCTGGTGCACGATGCTCCTGAGCCGCTCGGTCGCGCTGACCTGAACCACTCTCCACCGCTTGTTCTCAGGCTCAACGATTATATCCCTCGGTTTTAGCTGTGGGAAGTTGGGCAGTCGTGCGGTGGAGTCGTTCTGGTGACGCTCCGCATGGGGCAGCGTCTGGACGGATGCCGGAGACGGATCAAACTGCATGAAGACTTCGATGGGATCGAAGTATCCACGGACATAGCCCGTGTCGTAGCAGGTGAGGCACTGGCTTCTCCGCTTCTGCATGGCGAAGCCCTTGCCCTTCTCTGGTCCATCGTAGCAGTTCGGGCAGTACGTCCCGAACGTCCTCACTGGGAAGATGAAGCAACGTCTGCCGGCGTACTCCTCCCACAGCAGCCGCTCGAGCCGCTGTATCTCAGCAGCGATCAAGTCAGGGCTGCCATTGAAGTCGAATGCGTCGCTGTCCGCCACATTGGTGGGGTCAGCCTTCTCGATGTTGCGGATCTTGTAGGTGAGAGACCGCCAGTTGTGCTGGAGGTTGACCCTGTTGTCGACGAAGCGGTAGCGGTCCTCGAAGGGCCCAGCGATGATGTCGAAGGGCCCCATCGGGGATTCGCTGCGGAGGACGTAGGTCAGGAAGTCGTGGGGATCGAGCGTGGTGTTCTCGATCTCCCAGGTGACCTCAAGGAAGTCGAGGGAGAAACCCCGCACCAGGGGGTTCTTGACGGTGAGGTTCGCCACTCAACTACTCGCCCTGCGCGCCGGCCTGCTCCTGCTGGAGCTGCTGCAACATCTTGCTCTTCTCCCGCAGCTCCCGCATCTCGCTCTCCCTGCGCTGCTCGGATGAGCGACGGCCCAAGGCCTTGCCCAGGTAATGCCCACCCACAGCTCCACCAGCACCGAGAGCCAGGGCGCCAAGGAGGCTCTTCAGCCCGGCATGCTCACTGGGCTGGAACTTCGTCGGGCCGCTCTCCGGGCCAAAGGTCTCACGGAATCGATCCCACGTCGGTCCGCCAGTGGGAACGTGGGAACCGCCGTGGAGATAGCCGCCGAGGCCCCCAGCTCCAGCTCCCAGGAGACCTCCAGCGATCGCGCCCGCTCTCCCTCCATACTGTTCTGCCACTTCGGGATCAAGGGAGGGCTTGGGCATCTCGAACATCAGACCGATCTGCGCGGTCTTGGCGATCTGCCGGCCAGCGAGCTCGGCTGCCAGCTTCTTGATGAAGTCGGGCGCACCACGGGTGGCGGTCATCGCCCTGGAAGCGATCTTCGCACGGGCGCAGGCGAGGGTGGTCTTGTCCTCTCCCACCCCGGTGTCTCCCAGCCCACCGAGGGAGGTGATGCCCTGGCCGCCGCCCTGGCCTGCCAGACCCATCCCAGCACCATCACCGACTCCCTGAGAGCCCTTCTCGAGCTGCTTCTGCCGGTAGAGTGCGAGCTCCATCTCGGTCGGGCGGGCGGTGTAGCCACCGAGTGCCCCGCCACCAATGGTGCCGGCCAACTGGCCAATTACCGACCCAGCGCCAGGCCTATCAAACCGCTCGCCAATGAGGTGCCCCAACGCCCCTCCACTCGCCTGTCCCAGCAGCCCCCCAGCAGCCCCCCGAAGGAAGCCAGAGCGAGGACTCGCTGCCGCCTCACGTCCCTTCGTCAGTTTCCCAGCTACCCCACCGCCCAGTAGGCCGATCAGGGGGGAAATGTCGGGCTCATCGGACTCGGACGCGGCCTTCTTCACCATCCTCAGAGCCGAGGCGACCTTGCCGTAGCCAGTCGCCGGGTCCCATCCCTGCTGCTCACGACCACTGGTGGGGCCCATGCTGCCACCACCCTGCATCCTGCCGATGGCGTCGATCAGCTCCTGGTGCCGGCGCTCCTTGCCCATCGACTGCTCGCGCTCACGCGCACTGCCGATGGAGCCGATCTGCGCGGCGAGATCCTGATCCACGTCACCACCGAGAGCCTGCTGGGCCCTGGCGATCTCCTGCTTGTCAGCGTGCCGCATCAGCGCGCCGATCCCCATCCCGCCCAGGCCACCCACGGCCGCTCCCAGACCAGCCCCGCCCCATCCTCCACCCGCCATGCCGCCGGCCAGTCCGCCGAGACCAGCGCCGATACCACCACCCCATCCGAGAGCCTTCCCGAGAGAGGTTGGCTCCTCCTCGCTCTTGCCCTGGAGGTAGTTGGCGTAGGCCCTCTGGCGATGCTCGTAGGGAACCTGCGGGCTCATCACCACGTCCTCGGGCATCTGAAGCCCGAAGATCCTGGCGACCTTCTGCATGTTCCTCTCGAGCCGAGTGGGCGGGCGAAGGACGCTGGCCAGCTTGCGGCCCATCCGATCTGCCCAGACCATCGACTCCTTGGACTTCTCGACTTCCTTGGCAGCGACGCTCGGACCGTCGTAGTTCACCTTGCCGGCGGTTTCGGCCTGCTCCCTGGTGGGAGGCTCCTCCAGCCTGGCCTTCGCGCTGTACTCATCGACAGCGCGCATCTTGGCATCCAGCGCCTTGCCCGGCTTGCTGTCCGGGAGCTGTGCCTCCGGGCCCCCCGGCTCGGCCACTGCGCGCTTGCGGAGGCCAAGGAAGGCTTCCAGATCTGCCTTGGGCTGCTGGAGGAAGAACTCCTGGGCATCGGCGGCAGCCTGCTTGCTCATCTCCTCGTTGAACATCTGGGCTAGGAACCTGTCCATGGTCGTCTCCTACGCTGCGGCCGGCTGCTCAGGCTGCTTCTTTTCCTTGGGCGCCTTGATGTTGACGGTTACCCCCGAACCTCCACCACCCCCACCACCCTGTGGTGGGGCTGCCTGTGGGGCTCCTGGAGGCGCTCCAGCCCCTGGAGGGGCCCCGCCCATCATCTCGGGCGGCATCTGCCCACCTTCGGCCCCTGGAGGGCCTCCCTCGGCCCCTGGTGGGGCTCCCTCGGCCCCCGGAGGAGCTCCTCCCTCTGCTCCAGGAGGCGCCCCCTCGGCCCCTGGAGGTGGTCCACCAGCCCCCTGAATCGGCGCCGGGCCGGTCGGGACAGCCGGAGGGCCGATCATCTGGGTCGGGTCCTGGGAGAGCAGGTCCATGAGCTGCTGCCGGTACTGGGTCACGGCGTTCCGCAGCATCAGGTTCTGCTGCTGAGCGTCCAGACTCTCCTGCCGGGCGCCCATGGCGTCCTGCTGGGCCATGGCCGACTGCTGCTCGGCCATCTGAGCGGCCTGGGACGTCGCCTCGTCCTTCATCTGGCTCTCTTGCTGAACCTGCTGCGCCTGCTGCTGGAGCTGCTGGTTCTGCTGCTGGAGCATCTCCGCCTGCTCCTGGGCCTGCTGGGCGACCGCCTGGGCCTCTTCCGCCTGCTGACGGAAGAACTCGGCCTCGTTCGCCCTCTGCTGGGCATCCAGGAACTCGGTCATGGCCCCATCCTCGTCCTCACCCTCGTCTTCCATCGGAGGAGGCTGGATGGGCATGGGCATGTCGTCGTTCGCCCGCTTGATCTTGGACGCCTTCTTCCGCAGCATGGCCCGAACAGAGGCCACCTTGCCCACCATCGAGGCGGCGGGAGTCGCTGGCATGGAGGGGTTGCCCGTCTCCTTCTCGAGCTCGGCCGCCTTCTCCTCCGGCGGGACTGGACGGCCCACGTTCGTGGCCATCATCCTCTGGCGATCGATCTCCTCACCGACGGTCTTGCCGAGCGCATGCCCACCAAGACCGCCCGCAGCCATGCCGAGAGCGGTAGGGGCGATACCCTCGCCGAGAGAGTGGCCCAGGAGACCGCCTCCGGCCATTCCACCCAGGAGACCGAGGGTCTTGCCGATGTGCTCGCCGCGGCTGCGGCGAACGCTTCCGGCCCGCCTCATGTCCCCCGAGACCTGGCTGCGGAGGCCGGACAGCAAGCTCTGCTTCAGTGCCCGCTGGACCTCCTCCTGGGAGATCGGAGCGGACATCATCGGCATGGGCTGCTGGCCCTCCTTCTTCATGTAGTTCGCGATCCGTGCAGCCATCGCGAGCTTCACGCCATGCTTCCAGATGGCCTCACGTTGAGCCGGAAGGAGACCACCGGAAGCGACCTTCAGTTTCATGAACTGCTCGGCTCCCTTGGCCCAGTCCTCCTGGCTCTTGGGGCCCTGGAGCAGCTCGTAGAGTTCCTCGTCCTTCATCGGTGTCTCCTACTCGTGGATCACGCTGTACCGGCCGGCCCACTCCGTGAGGGACAGCACCTCAGCCTTCGTGACCGCGTTCGCACCCACCGTGAGGTCTCCACCAGAAGTCGGGAGACCAAGAAGGGCATTGGCCGTTCCAGTCGACTTCACCTTCAACGTGGACAGGATGAATGCCAATCTGGATCTCGGAGGCGAAGCCTGCCCGTAGTTCCGCAACGTCACGGCCCCCGCCTTGACAGCGTTGATGGCGGTCACGATCTGATTCGGGGTCATGCCATTGGCAGCGAAGGTCACGGTTTTGTCTGCCCCATCGTTCACGATCAGTGTGAGGCCGTTGAGATCGAGCGTCGGCTGGAGCTCTCTGCTCAGAACGATGTCGTTGAGGTAGTCCAGGAGCTCCTGAAGATGTGTGAACTGCTTGCCGGTGAACGCCATGGTGCCTCCTAGTATACCCCGTACCAGCCGTTGACGAAGAAGTACTCGGATTGGCTACCAGTGAACCTCCCAAGCAGCTGGGCGACGTTCAGGCTGACCTTCCGCGAGATCTTCTCCTGCTCGTACTTGTTCTGGAAGTCTCTGATCCACTGCATCCACATGGGTGCCTTGTCGCTGACCCCCACACTGATGCCGCCATCAGAGAACTGAAGTTGGTTTCTGGTTTGCAGGATGCCGACGGACTGCATGAGCGCCACCGTCGTGCCCCGCAGGGCGAACGACTGGTAGTTCATGTCCAGCATCTGGTCCAGCGTCATGTACCCCAGGTTCGGTGGGGTGCCGGCGAAGTCGCTGAGGAAGTCCAGGATTGCCCACGCGATCATCCGGTCTGAGGACTCCTCGCCCTTGATCAGACGATTGAGCTGGGGATGGTCGCGCGTGAACATCCGCACGGTCTGAATGAAGGCATTGAAGCGATCACTCACACCCGGAATGCCCGACAGACCTTGGAGCTGCTGAGTCATGGCCCACCTACCGCCGCTGGCTTGGGCTTCTCTCTCCCGATATGTGAGGCCCCCACCGCAGCTGCGATAGGAATTGCCGCACCAGCCCCGATCCCAGAAATAGCGCCCACACGCTTAGCCAACACCTCTTTAGGGTGGTTTCTTCTCCGCATTGCAGCGGCGTCTTCCCAGAGCTGGAGATACTGTCCCTGCTCTTCCTTAGTAAGAGCAGGGCCTCCCCCACTGACGGAATCCTCAAGCTTGTCTTGGAGGACATTGAATCTCTGTCTCAGGGGTTCTTCAGACTCGAGACGTCGTCGCATGAGCCCCGAAATTCCCTTGTGGGCTCCATACGCGACCGCTGGTGCTAGACCTAGACCACCACCAACAAGAGCGCCCTTCACAGCGCCCCTTCTCCTCTTTCCGGGCTCTGCCGAAAGGGCCCCAAGACCAGCACCAACTACAGCACCAGCTATCGGAAGTCCGATGAGTCCGATGCCCCAGGGTGGCAGACCCGCGAGCTTAGAAAGCTCACCGAAGAGCCCGGCCACCATCGCCTCCTTGTACTTCTTCTCCATCTCGTCGAGGTGCGTGTAGTACTTCTTGTCCTCGTCCAGATGTTCACTGGCGATGCTTCGTGTGGCCTGGGTCAAGGTGGCATCCGGGTTCTTCTTCAGCCAGCCGATGGTGCCCTTGTGCTCCTCCTCTACCTTCTGCCCCTGGAGAAGCTGCCTCCCGTAGGGCGACTGCTTGTCAGGGTTCTTCACCCCAGGGGGAGCCTCAGCCGCAGAGTACTTCAGCGCGGCTCGCTCGCCCTGGGCGACGTTCCCCAACTCATCGAAGAAGGCGGAGACGGTGCCTTGGTCCATCACTCATCCTTCGGCCGCGGCTTCTTCACCTTGGGAACCACCGGCTCGGTCTTTGGGGCCGGAGGTGGGGGCATGTTGGCAGGAGGGGTGTACCCTTCGATCTCCACCAGGCCCTCGTCAGCCAGCCGCTTCATGGTGTCGCTGTAGGCGAGCTCGTTGGGCATGTCGTCCACCAGGTGGTGGGATGAGCTGAGCATCGTTCCACTCAGTGGCAGGATCTTCCACCGGAGAACTTCAAGATGCCTGTTGGTGAGGTTCTTGACCTTCGCCATGACTACTTCCTCCTCTTCGGTCCGCCCTTCTTGGGCTTCTCTTCCTCCACGACCTCGGGCTCCTCGGGGACCTCCGTCGGCACATGCGAGATGGGCGGGAGCGGCTCAGGCTCTGGAGGAGGTGGAGGCGGGGGAGGTGGGGGAGCCGGCTTCGGCTCAGGGGCAGCCTTCACCCCTGAACGGAAGCATTCCGGCTCCTCTCCACGGGCCAGCATCTTCGTCGCACCATCAGATCTGGTGAGGATGAACTCCCCCGTTGGGGCACTGGTGATCTTCATCCCGTCCGGGGTGTAGAGTGCGACCATCCCGTCCAGGACCATCTGCTTGAGGCGAGACGCTTCCGCACGGAACGCCGCCTCGTTGAGTGGAATCTTGCGCAGCGGCAGAAGACGCAGACCCGCGATGAAGATCTTGCTGCGCTGGGTGGCCGGAGCCATGGCCCGGTGCAAGCGAGTTCGAGCGTCCCCCACGAGGTTCTCGATGATGTAGGTTCCTTCGGCCATAGCTCCTCTCCTAAGAAAAAGGCGCCAGCGCCTACAGCGAGACGCTGGCGCCTTTGGTCGTCCGAACAAAGCCCCACAGGGCCAGACGGACTAGAAGACCTCGACGCCCGGGTAGGTCAGACCAGCATCCACCCGGTTGTTCTCGGCACCGAGATCCTCTTCCGCCAGCGGCACCTTGCTCGCGAGGATGCCGTCGGCGTTCACCGTGGTCGCGTCACCCGAGAACAGCTCCATCTTCCGGATCGACGCGATGTTGATGATCGCCATGGCGATGTCCTCCCAGGACTGCCAGGTGATCAGGTTCGCGATCTTGTCGATGTAGAACTTGGTGTTGTTCAGGATGTAGAAGCGACCCAGGAAGTCCGGCGCCGTGAAGCAGTAGATGTTGCCCGGGCGCAGGATGTCGGTCTTGATGGTGCGGATGTACTGCCGGCCGAGGAGGACGTTGTACTTGTAGCCGTCCACGGTCGTCTCGGACTGGAGCTTGTCGCCGAAGTCCTCGAGCGTCCACTGGAGGATGTCGTCCCAGTCGGGCTCGGTGATCAGGATCTGCTCCGCACGCAGCCTGTTGCCGTCCAGCATCTTGAAGAGGTTGACGAAGTCCGGCCGCTGGACGGGCAGGACCGTGCCGTTCGGGGTCAGGGTGGAGGCGCGAGCCAGCTCGCCCTTGCGGACGCTGAACTCGACCACCGACCCGGCCTGGATGGCCGTGCTGTTGAGGGTGGTGACGGAGCCACCGTTGGCCTCCGCCTGGAGCGCCTGGACTGCGGACTCGATGTGGATCGTGAACTCGCGGTCCTCGATCTCCTGGATGTCCTTCACCGAGTTGTCCTCGATCACCTTCGTGATCGGCATCTCGTAGGCCAGGAGCTCCTGCTCGGTCTTCTCGAACTTCTCGCTGGAGATCGTCCAGAAGGCGACCTCCGCACGGGGAGCGCGGATGAAGCGAGCGGTGGGCTGACCCCGGAAGGTCAGGGACATCGCGCGGGACTTCGGCTCGACGTCCACGATCTTGACCAGGGTGTCGTGGTTGACCGAACGCTGGCAGTCCGCCCGGGTGACCATCTGGGGCGGCAGCACCTTGCGGCTGAACGCGACCTCACGGAGACGGTCACGGATGTACGTGCCGGCGTACTCGGCGATCTTCTCTTTCCCCTCGGCCGTCCCCACCTTGTTGGTGAAGAGGTCGTTCAGGACTCTTGCGGGAACGCTCATCGTTCTTCTCCTTCTCTCACCAGTGCCTCGTTACACCAAGCACTGGATGAAGCGCAGCATGTTGCCGTTGTTCGCCGGCAGACGGGTGACGTAGCCGATGACCGCGCCCGACGAGTAGTTCGCCAGACCCGACTTCGTCTTGCCATCCGGCCCCGTGACGCTCGCGCTGATCTGGAGCTTGCCCAGCAGGGTCAGGCCCGTGGTGGTGAAGATGCGGGTGTCGGCCTCGTACGTCTGGCCGAACAGGACCGTCGTCTTCCCCAGAACCTGGACGTCGAAACGCCCCTTCTCGGCGAAGACCGCCCACCCGATGCTGCCATCGGCTCCTCGGATGAGCTGATAGCTGCTGTTGAGGTTCATGAACTCGCCGTCGAGCAGCGGGTTCGTGCCGTTCGGATTCGCCAGCGTCTTGTCGTAGAGGGGGAAGTCCCTCCTCAGAAGCGGCTGGAGATCCGTCACCAGCGTGAAGTTGACTACCATCGGAATCCTCCTTCAGTTCTTCGGTTCGCTGCCTACTCGGAGAGGCCTCCCAGCAGGTAGGAAGTGAGAGCATCCGCCCCGTTCCCCGGAGCCTCCGACCCCGCCAGCTTCCCGAGCGCACCGTTCGGGGCCGTCATGTCCACTGCCTCGGCAATGACGTCCAGAGAACGGCCACGGCCTGCTGCCTCCTTGATCCGCTCGACCTTCTCGTCGAAGGAGGAATTGGGGTCGATCCCCTTCTCTTCCATCGTCCGAGCGATCTTCTCGATTCGGTCAGCACGCTCGTACTCGGCCAGCTTGGCGTTGCTCGCTGCCAGCTTCGTTCGCAGCTCATCCCGTTCGGTCACGAGTGCCCGGAGTACTCCAGGAACCTCGTTGTAGACCTGCGCGGCCTGGGCTGCACTGATCTTCTCGCGGCTCATGGTCTCCTCCTAGTACCCGCCCGAAATGGGCATGCTGCGTCCGAAGGCGGCCTCTTTCTTCTCTTCCTGCTTGGCCTTGAGGGCTTCGTGCAGCTTCTCGGCCCTCTCCTTCTCCTCGGGCGAAGCATCAGCCTTCGCCCCCTCCTCCGCGATCTTCTGGAGGAGGGCCCTCGCCGCTGCTCCCTGCTCGGCGGAAGAGATCTTCACGCCGGCGCCGGAGGCCTCGTCGAGGTTGTTCTGAAGAACCGGATCCGTGGACTTCTTCTGGGCTGGCTCGTCGATCACCTCACCCATCCGTTCCTTGGGTACGGCCTTCGCCTGTTGCTTGGTGTAGTCCCGGGCAGCCTCGTTGGAGTTGATGTAGCTCTCCTGCTTGCTGGCCTCCCCCGGGAGCTTGGGGACGTCCTCCTCCGACTTCGAGGCTGCCGGCGGAACGTCGCCGTGGCCGCCCTTGATCTGGGCCGGGGAGACATCCTCACCGGCCATCTTGGTGATGATGCCAGCCACACGGCTGATCTGGGCGACCTTCTTCTTGCGGTACTCCGCCATGGCGGCGGACTGCTTCATCTTGTCCTGGTGGGTCCAGTCCTCGCTTCCGCCAGGAGGCGTGGTCTGGGTGGTCTCGAGGGCAGAGCCCGGGGCGACCTGGCCGGGGGCCTTCTTGTCGGTCGGGGGATCCAGCGGAGGCTTTCCAGTCTTCGCCTCTCCCGTGTCGGTCGACTGCATGCCGGGCGTGGGACTCTTGATGTTGGTCTCGAGCGACGTCTGACCGATGCCCGGTCCGATCGTGGGCTCGGGAGTGGAGTGAGAACGCGGTGGCTCCGGTTCCCCGACGGCTTCCTTGATGAAGTGGGCGTTGAGGTACTCCACCGCGCTCGCCAGCTTCTCCACGAACACCGAGGAGGTCTTCTCCCCGTAGCTTTCGTAGTTGCGCTCTGGAGTGTTGCCCGTCTCCTTCGGAGCAGCCTTGTCGGAGGGGTCCCGCTTCTCCTCCTCTTTCTTCTTGGACTCGTCCCGGTCCGGCTCCTGCTGAAGCTGTGCGATCTTGGTTCGCTCCTCAGCCTGGGCCAGCGTGTTCCGGACCATGTCCTGGAGTGAGAAACGCATCGACATTTGGTCCTCCTTACTAGCGCACCCCGAACACGACGTTGGGTGGAGGAGTGGCTCTCTCCGCCGCACCAATCGTCGGGTTCGTTGACTGTGGGGTGTCGACATTGGGTTGCGAGTAGTTCTGCCGCTTGCCGTACTGAGAAGCCGGCCCAACCAGCTTGGGATCGGGGGCCGAGCTCAGCTCAGGCGCTCTGTCCGCCTGGATTGGCGGGAGCTTCGATCGGGGAGCGCCGACGGTCTTGGAAGACCAAACGCTACCCGGATCGCGCGCTTCGGACGCGATCTTCTCTAGCTCATCCCAGAACGCCATGATGCTGATCTCTTCCACAATCAAGTCCAAGCAGAAGCGGTCTGCTTCTGACTACTCCTGATTCCACTCGACGGGGATACCGCTCTCCTCGCAGATCTGGAGGGCGCGAACGTACAGCGCCTGATCCAGGGCCGACGCCTGCTTCTCCTCCTCCGTCTGCTGCACCAGGAAGTTGCCCTGCTCGTCGATGTAGCCGCCCTCCTTCGCC